ATCATGGGGGGGGGGCGAGGTTGCAGGTCAGAAAGGAAAAATAAATGGCAAGATTAACAATGCAAGAATTAGTAGATAGATATTTTTTATCTAGTGATTACAAAGTGTTAGCAGATAAAACTAAGACAGATTATAAGTATTGCATGGCAGTGCTGCTCGACACAAATGTAGAGGGTGTGCCTATGCGTGATCGCGTATCTAAAACAATCAAAGGTGCAGAGGCTAGACAAGCCTATGAATTATGGCTAGATCGTGGCATTTATATGGCGAATCATATTTGTGCTGTATCCAGAAAACTGTATTCTTTCGCTATGGAGATGGGTTACGCAGAGACAAATCCATTCTCTACATTTAAACGTAAGACAGTGAAGCCTCGCAAGATTGTATGGTCACGGGATGAGATTACTAAGTTTCTTGATGCGGCGTATTCGGAGTATAAATACCGCAACGTGGGGTTGATAGCACAGATGGCGTATGAGTGGTGTCAGCGTGTTGGTGATATGCGTACTCTTAAATTCGATAGCATAGATTTTAATCGTAATATTTTAAATCTTGAGCAATCAAAGAGGGGTGCGACTGTTCATCTGCCTATTGAGGATGATCTTATGGAGATGCTAACACAGCAGAAGGAGGACTTTGGGTTCCAAGAATTTGTAGCACCCTATCCGCAGCCTAGAGAGGGCGTGTACAAGCCGTTCACTATGCAGAGGCTGTCAAGGTACGCCAGACAGGTTACACGGCTTTCTGGGCTTCCTGACGAGTTACGGATAGCTGACTTACGTAGGACAGGGACTACAGAAATGGTGGAGGCTGGTGTCACTATGGGACAGATTATGTCTGTAACAGGACACGCTAATCCAAGCAGTGTAAAACCGTATATGAAAAATACGTATTCAAGTGCAGAAAGTGCATTGACGGCACGTAATATTCATGTTAAAAGCACATTATAAGTGCCAAAGGAGAGATATTATATATAATATATATGAACATATAAGTGAGTTAGACATAGGCATGGGTGAATCTAAAAGGATTAACTGCCCTAACTGTAATGGCTATAAAACATTTACAGTAACCAACAATATGGGTAAACTTCTGTGGAACTGCTACAAATCTTCCTGTAAGATTTCTGGTTCTAAACGTGTCCGTCTATCTGTAGATGACATACGTAACAAAAACATAGAGGATACTGCCGTAATAGATTTTGAGTTACCTGTATATGTTTTACCACGTAGGGATAATCTGTATATGAACAGGTGGTGCGCTAAGTGGGGGTTAGACCCAGATGAACTTGAATTGTTATACGATGTAAAGGAGGATAGAGTTGTGTTTCCTGTCGTGCATGATGGGAATATAGTAGACGCCACTGGTCGTGCGTTAGGAAAACGCTTGCCAAAGTGGAAAAGATATGGTAACTTTCCTCTGCCATACACCTTTGGGTCGGGTGATGTGGCAGTTGTAGTCGAGGACTGTGTAAGTGCTGCCGTAGTTGGTAGTGATGTATGTGTGGGCGTTGCCGTGTTGGGTACATCACTTGCTCCTTACCACGTAGAGTACCTTGCACAGTTCTCGACAATTATAATAGCGTTAGACCCTGATGCGTTACCTAAGACGTTAGCATTTGCCAAAGAGTTAAGGGGCCATGTGCAGAATGTTAAAGTGTTGAAGTTGACAGATGATTTAAAATACCGTAATGAAACAGACCTAGAAAAACTAAAGGAGCAAATTTGATATGGAACTTTCACTCGTAAGAAGTTTAATGAACAAGTCATTCTATGACGACTATCGTGGCGCACGTTGCCCGGATAGGTTGTTCAGTAAAGATGTGCGTAAGATCAAACAGACTATCGACACAGCTATGGACAAGTACAGTCGTACTGTTACACCTGATGAGATAGAGGCTTTGTTTTTGTCATCTAATACGACACTCACTACGGCACAAAAGGGTGCTTACAGTGATCTGTTCCTGAAGATAAAAAAGGAGCAGCCACTTGGAACAGATATTGCAGGTGAGGTGTTATCTAAGTTATTTCAACAGGTTATTGGGGAAGATATTGCCAATCTTGGCTTTGACTACGTTAATGGTACTATATCCAACCTGCAACCCCTCAGAGATATTCTTGATAATTATAATGATGATTTTATTCCCAACTTAAATGTTGAGTGGGATGATATCAGTATTGAATCACTGATTAGTCGTAACGATCTTGAATCACAGTGGGCTTTTAACATTCCATCCCTCACACGCCGTGTGGAGGGAGTTAATGCAGGTCATTTGATTGAGGTAGGCGCGAGGCCCAATACAGGCAAGACATCTTTTCACGCCAGTTTAGTAGCTGGTCCGAATGGTTTTGCTCGTCAGGGGGCAAAGTGTATAGTGTTGTGTAATGAAGAGGGTAGCCACCGTGTAGGTGCTAGATACTTAACTGCGGCAACAGGGTTGTCATTTCACGAGGTTAAGGAAAATCAGGCTAAAGCACGTGACTTGTATGGCCCTGTTAGTCAGAACATAAGATTATACGATAGCACAGGTCGTGATATGGCTTGGGTTGAGTCTGTCTGTAAAAGCTACAAACCAGATGTTGTAGTGCTTGACATGGGTGACAAGTTTGCACAGACGGGTGGGTTCTCTCGCCCTGATGAGGCATTAAAGGCTAACGCCATATATGCAAGACAGATAGCTAAACAGTATGGGTGTGCTATGCTTTACATGTCACAGCTATCTGCAGAGGCAGAGGGTCGTGTTAATCTTAATCAGAGTATGATGGAGGGTTCACGCACAGGTAAAGCAGCAGAGGCTGATCTTATGATACTGATAGCTAAAAATCCACAGACCAATAGCAATACAGATGATGAGGTTACAGAGGACGATGGCTTCCGTCATTTGTGTGTAGCTAAGAATAAACTTACCGGATGGCATGGTCGTGTTATCTGTGATTTTGATTATAAAGTTGGGAGGTATGAAGGATGATTGAGGTAGTAATAACAAACGATATGCTTATTGCCGCACGTGAAAAGGCTGTGGAGATGGGTAAAATACACAACTCTATTCTAAAAGGTGGTGGAAATGTGGCAGGTTTTATTGGAGAACAGATAGCATTGAGTGTATTAGGTGGTGAGTGGTCAAATACTTACGACTATGACATGGTATCTCCTGACGGTAAAAAGATTGATGTTAAAACAAAACAGACATCTGTAGAACCATTACCACACTACGATTGTAGTATAGCTAAGTTTAATACTAAACAGGACTGTGATGCATACGCTTTTGTTCGCGTTAAGAATGACTTCAGTGTTGGCTGGTATTTAGGTACGTTAGGTAAACAAGAATACTTTGATAACGCACGATACTTGAAGAAAGGTGAAGTTGATCCATCAAATAACTTTACAGTACGTGCAAACTGTTATAATGTAGCTATATCAGAATTAAAGGAGAGGCTAGATGAAATTAACGCTTGATATAGAAAACACAGTAACAGAGCGAGATGGCAAGATGCATCTTGATCCTTTTGAGCCAGCCAATTCGTTGACTATGGTTGGCATGTTAACGGATACAGATCAGAAGTTGATTGTTACATTTGACCACAGTGAGACAAAACCAGATTTGTTTGGACGCGAAATGGTGCAAGACTATCTGGATAAAGCGACTGTGTTAATTATGCACAATGCTGCGTATGATTTATTGTGGTTGTGGGAGTCTGGATTTAAATATGATGGGCCTGTATTCGATACTATGCTGGCAGAGTATGTGCTACAGCGTGGCATCAAAGAGCCTTTATCTCTTGAGGCTTGTGCTGAAAGGTATTCCTTAGATACAAAAAAACAGGACACACTAAAGGAATATTTTAAGAAAGGATACACTACACGGGATATACCTTATGATGAGTTGTGTGAATACTTATCTGCTGACCTTTATGCAACGCAACAATTATCAGATAAGATTATGTACCGTCTAAACACAGTCGATGATTCAGGACTAATGAAAACAGTAGACCTGACTAATCGTGTGGCTGTGGTGCTTGCAGAAATATATAGCAATGGTTTTAGTGTGGACATGAACGTATTAGCTGATGTTCGTAAAGAGTTTGAGAAAGAAAAACAAACAATAGAAAAGTCTCTTAATAAGTATGTAAAAGAATTGATGGGAGATACACCTATTAACTTAAACAGTCCAGAGCAAATGTCTTGGGTTATATATAGTCGTAAACCCACCGACAAAACCATGTGGAAAGAAATGTTTAATCCGGGCATGTCTGACCGTGAGTTTAAATCAGCAGTCAATAATTACTCATCTGTGGTGCATAAAACTAAAGCGGTACAATGTTTTGCTTGTTATGGCACTGGCAGAGAAAAGAAAGTAAAGAAGGATGGCACACCATATGCCAAGCAACCTAAATGCAAATCATGTAACGCTGTAGGATTTAACTTTGTAAGCACAGGTAAAATAGCAGGATTAAAGTTTAAAGCACCAGATCAAAAGTGGATTAGTGCTAATGGCTTTAGTGTTAATAAGCAGATGCTAGATAAGTTAGAGAATACTGCGAAGAAAAGTGGGTATGAAGAGGCAGAAAAGTTTATGGCTGGTGTCAAACGTCTGTCTGCACTTGATACATACCTGTCATCTTTTGTTGACGGTATACAGACATACACTAAAGATGACGGTAAGTTGCATGTAAGACTATTACAACATCGCACATCTACAGGACGTTTTAGTGGTGCTGATCCTAATATGCAAAACATGCCACGTGGCGGCACGTTCCCTGTAAAGAAAGTATTTGTGTCACGATGGGATGGTGGTAAGATACTTGAGGCTGACTTTGCACAGCTAGAGTTTCGCGCTGCCGCATTTTTATCACAAGATGGAGTTGCAATTGAAGAAGTTTCTACTGGATTTGATGTACACGCATACACCGCTAAAGTTATTACCGAAGCTGGTCAGCCTACGGATCGACAGACAGCGAAGGCTCATACATTCGCGCCGTTATATGGAGCGACAGGCTATGGAAGAACTCCAGCGGAAGCAGCGTACTACACACACTTTACAGAGAAGTACAAGGGGGTCGCATCTTGGCATACCAAATTGGCTAAAGAGGCTTTCTCAACAAAGAAAATAGTGACCCCTACAGGCCGTGAGTTTGCTTTCCCAGACATAATACGTAAGTCAACAGGCACTGTGTCACATTTTACACAGATTAAAAATTATCCGGTACAAAGTTTTGCCACTGCAGATATAGTTCCTGCTGTTTTGATACACATAAACAAGAAACTGAAGTATAAAAAATCTTGTATTGTGAATAGTGTGCATGATTCAATCGTAATTGACGTTCACCCTGATGAAGAGCAGGACATAATAAATATTATAAAATCTGTAAACAATGAGTTGAATGACTTGATTACATTAGAATTTGGCATTACTTTAAATGTACCATTGTTATTAGAATCAAAAATAGGAAAAAACTGGCTTGACACAAAGGACGTAGCCTGATATAACTATGCATCTTTAGAGAAAGGAGATATATAATATGAATACTGTACTAGCATTGGATAACAATAACTACGCAACTATGGCAGCAGCTATGGGTGTGGCAGTAGAGGATACACCTAAGAAGGGTAACACACTTGCCCGTCTTAAAATAAACCATTCACCCATCATGGGTGAGACATCTGTGAACGGCAAGATGATGAATGTTGAAGTCGTTTCAGGTGGTACATACAAGCTGGACATACCAGATGGCGCAAATATCTATTCTGATTCTGTAGTTATTAGGCCATTTGTACAACGCTTTATGTACAAGAGGTACATCCCTAATTTAAGTGGGGATGGCACAGGACCAAAGGGTAGCTATCAGAAGACTATTATGGCAGACAGCCTAAACGTAGACCTGAAAGATAACTTTGGTGACTTTAACTGTGGTAAACCAGCAGGTTACATTGAAGACTTCAATGCACTACCACAGGAACAAAAAGATTTAATCCGTCAGATTAAACGTGTGCGGGTTATCTTTGGTCTTGTTACGTTGAACAACCCTATGTCAGAAGCAGGTGAGGGTGTGGAGTGTGAAGATACTCCGTTTATTTGGGAGATAGACAATCGTGAGGCATTTAAGATTGTAGGACAGCCTATGACACGTCTTGCAAAGATGCAGCGTCTTCCAATACAACACCGTATCCATTTTGGTACGGATGAACGCACCATTCCTACAGGTGCTGTGTTCTATCTGCCTTCACCGTCACTTGACGTGTCTGATACAGTGTCCTTGACTGAATCAGATCAGGATATGTTTGCTGACTTTATGGCATGGATTCAGAACTATAATGATTATATTGGTTCAGAGTGGGCAGACAAAGCACGTAACAAGATGGATGCTGAAGATGAAAACATCGTAGATGGTTTTATCGACATTGAGTCAGGAGATGACATTTAATGAAGCATCCTGCTGAATTGGCTTTGCATCAGTATCTTCAGTCTGCTGTTAATGGTACATCAACAATGTCTGATGATACTATAGAACAGATTTGTAACGACATGAAAGATGCTATGCATCGCCAGTTTGGTTCTGGTAAAGGGTCAGAATCATTTAAAATGCGTATGTCTAATGTAGGTAGGCCGACTTGCCAACTCTGGTTTCAAAAGAATCAACCAGAAAAAGCTGTGCCTAAACCTACTACGTTCATTATCAATATGCTTATTGGTGATATTGTAGAAGCTGTGTTTAAAGGGTTATTAAAAGAAGCTGGTGTAAAATATAAAAACTCAGAAAGGGTAAAATTAAACCTTGATGAAAAAACGTCAGTTTCTGGTGAGTATGATTTGGTTATAGATGGTGCTGTAGATGATATTAAATCCGCATCACAATGGTCTTATAACAATAAGTTTGACTCATATGAATCCTTAAAAACAGGAGATGCGTTTGGTTATGTTGCACAACTTGCAGGTTACGCAAAGGCAATCGGTAAGAAGGCTGGTGGCTGGTGGGTTGTAAACAAAGCTAATGGTCAGTTTAAATACACTCCTGCCAGTGGAATGAACGTAGATGAAGAGGTCAATAAAATCAAACAGACTATTGATGTTGTTGACAAGAATGAGTTTAGGAGATGTTTTGAGCCTGAAATTGAAACCTTTAGGGGTAAAACTACAGGCAATAAAATCCTAAACAAAAACTGTACATTCTGCGATTTTAGATTTGCTTGTTGGCCTACGCTGCGAGAGTTACCCGCGGTAAAGTCACAAGCTAAAGAACCTAAGATTGTACCATATGTGCAAATGGCAGGAGAATATGTTGCCTAACTATAAATTGTACAAGCAATTTAGGGCATCAAGAAAGTACGGATACAGGAGTGGTTTAGAGCATAAACTCTCCTTGTATCTGGACAAACTAAAAGCACCGTACTGCTATGAGAATATGAAGATTGAATGGGAAGATTTAGCCTACAGAACGTATACACCAGACTTTATACTTAACAACGGGATTATAATAGAAACGAAAGGTTTGTTTACTGCCGCAGACAGACGCAAACATATTGAAATAAAACGTCAGCATCCTAAGTTAGATATAAGATTTGTGTTTACAAACAGTAAAAATAAATTACGTAAGGGGGCAAAGTCTACATATGGAGAGTGGTGTATAAAATATGGATTTAGATATTATGACCGCATAATTCCAGAAGATTGGTTAAAGGAAAAAGGTAAAAATAAACATCCAAAGTTTGTACCCTATCCACATAAGAAGATAAGGAGAAAGAAAAAATGAAAGATTTTGAAAATATAGATATTACAGATAATGACTTTCTCATTGTCATTCGTCCTAAAATTACGGATAATGAGTGGGTTGGGGAAGTAGACGTTAGTGTTGTAAGTTCTGGTAAATCCGTATTAGGAGATGAAGATTATTTTTCAATGCTGCAATTTACTAGAATGGTTTGTGCTTCAATACCACTTATGGAAGAGGATAAAAACGTAAGAGATGCTTGTGAAGAAATGGCAAGACATTATATGTCAGATTCTAATGTTGAAACAGAGGAAGAACAGGAAGATTACTTGACTGTTGAAAGTAAAGACGGTAATGTTATTAAGTTAGCGTTTAATAGTAAGACAGGAGGTAATGCATAATGAGACATGAAGAGTATATGAGGCAAGCTATGTTGGCAGATGAAAGTGGCGCACCCTTTAAAATCAAAAGGGCAAAGCAAGATGAAATTGGTGGTACTCCCTCTATGGTAGACAATCCACCACATTATAATCAGTCAGGCATTGAGTGTATTACTGCCATACAAGCTGCACTTGGTTCTAACTTTAAGTATTATCTACAAGGTAATATTATGAAATATCTGTGGCGATTTGATTACAAAGGTAAGCCGTTAGAAGACTTGCAGAAAGCACAGTGGTATTTAAACTCTTTGCTGGAAGACGTGGCGGCTAGTGATGAGAGTTAAAATATTCCTAACAATAGAGGTTGATCCAGAGGATTATCCCGTACCTGCAGATGGCAGGGTAGGTGAAGAAATAGAAGATGTTATCACAGATATGTTTTATGATGTTGATGGCGTAGAGATAAAAAATATGAAAACAATTATGGAGTGACACACATGAACAATTATTTACCAACAGACTACCAAAACTTCATTGCGCTATCACGATATGCCCGATGGAAAGAAGATGAACAAAGAAGGGAAACATGGAGTGAAACAGTCGAAAGATACTTTAATTATATTACTAGGCATCTGGTCACTAAGTGTAATTATCAGCTTTCTGATTCACTAAGAAGTGAATTAGAAGAGGCAGTGCTTAATCAAGACATCATGCCTAGTATGAGAGCATTGATGACTGCTGGCCCTGCACTAGATCGTTGCCACGTAGGTGCATACAACTGTTCCTACGTTCCTGTGGACAGCCCTAGAGCCTTTGATGAGACCATGTATATCTTAATGTGCGGCACAGGTGTAGGCTTCTCTGTAGAGCGTGAGAACGTGGATAAGCTACCCATTGTTAATGAGGTAATGCACGACACAGATACAGTAATTAAGGTAGGTGACAGTCGCCCCGGATGGGCAAAGTCTTTGCGTGAACTTATCTCTTTGTTATATGTTGGACAGATACCTAAATGGGATGTATCCGATGTACGCCCTGCAGGTGCAAGGCTCAAGACATTTGGTGGTCGTGCCAGTGGGCCAGCACCACTAGAGGAATTATTTGAGTTCGTTATAGCAAAGTTTAAGGCTGCTGCAGGTCGTAGGCTGTGGCCTGTTGAGTGTCACGATATTATGTGCAAGATTGGTGAGGTTGTAGTTGTTGGCGGTGTGCGCCGTTCTGCTCTCATCAGCCTGTCTAATCTTGGTGATGACCAGATGGCACACGCTAAGTCAGGACAGTGGTGGGATACAGAACCACAACGTGCATTAGCCAACAACTCTGTAGCATATAAAGGTAAGCCAGAGATGGGTACATTCATGCGTGAGTGGGTTGCACTGTACGAATCTAAGTCGGGTGAGCGTGGTATCTTTAATCGTGAGGCAGCAAAGGTACAGGCAGCTAAGAATGGCAGACGTGACGTAGAGTATAGCTTTGGTTGCAACCCCTGCAGTGAAATTATACTACGCCCATATCAGTTCTGTAATTTGTCAGAGGTAGTTGCACGTGCTAGTGATACGCAGCAAACGCTACGTGAAAAGGTACGCCTTGCTACAATTTTAGGCACATTCCAATCTACACTAACGGACTTTAAATATCTGCGTAATGTGTGGAAAAAGAATACAGAAGAAGAGCGTTTGCTTGGAGTGTCATTGACAGGTATCATGGACAACGACTTACTAAGCGGTACATCAGCCCATCTTGGTAAGAATATTGGGCAGACACTAGAAACACTTCGTGACACGGCAGTAGAGACTAACGCTGCTATGGCTGAACAACTTGGTATACCACAGTCAACAGCTATTACGTGTGTCAAGCCTAGTGGTACAGTGTCGCAGCTTGTAGACAGTGCCAGTGGCATCCATGCAAGGCACAACCCTCATTACATTCGTACTGTACGTGGCGATAACAAAGACCCATTGACACAGTTTATGATGAGTGCAGGTGTGCCAGCAGAGCCAGATGTTATGAAGCCAGAGTCTACAACAGTGTTTAGCTTCCCAATGGCATCACCACGTGGGGCGGTTACACGCACGATACTGTCGGCTATTGAACAGCTTGAGTTGTGGCTTACGTATCAGCGTTACTGGTGTGAACACAAACCCTCTGTAACAATTTCTGTGCAGGAGAGTGAGTGGATGGACGTGGGTGCTTGGGTATATAAACACTTTGATGAAGTGTCAGGTATCAGTTTCCTACCATTCAGTGACCACACGTACAAACAAGCCCCATATCAGGACTGTACAGAAGATGAATATAATGCTATGGTAGAAAAGATGCCAAAGTCTATTGATTGGACGTGGCTACAAGAGTATGAGAAAGAAGATACTACCACAGGTGGACGTGAGTTGGCATGTACAGCAGATGCTTGTGAAGTAGTGGACTTGAACGCAGCATGATTGAAGGAATAGATATGCCGACATGGTGGCAGTGGTGGTTAATAGTGGCTATCACTGCTAATACCGCAATCAATGCCATTGTATACTTTAAACACAGGTTTAAGCACAAACATCATAAACCCATAGTAAAACATGGATTTACACACTTACATCCATCTGGAAAAACATACTATAAACGTGATGAAAGGAGTTGACACTTGAGTAAATTTATATATGATAGTTGGAACATTGTGATGGACAGTAGATATAATCCACTCAGTAATATACCAGATTTACAAGTTAGACATCTGGTAATGCAAATACTTGCATGGATGTGGTGTATTATATTTTCTATGTATATAGGGTCTGTCGTAGTGTTTGGTGTAAGTGCAATTGCACACGTTTTATTAATAGCTGGTCTTGTAATGACTGTTGCTACATTTGAACGAGCAAAAAACGCACCACAATATTTTGGTCCTTTAGGAAGAAGTAGAACAGGAGAACATGAATGAGAGAACAAATGTTAGAAGTATTACGTAAACATGCACAAGCCAATGTAGCACTGCATGTTGCTAATATTGAATGTTACTTACGTAATCCAGCAGGGATTGGAGAACATTCAGATATTATGGAAGCAATGCAGGGAGAACTAGATAAAATCGCAGCGCATGAAGATAGACTAGATATACTAAACAATTACTTCAATGAGTAAAGAGTTAGTATGGAAAAGGGGTAAGGATTACTTAATTGCTAATCCACCCCGAAAGTCTGAACAGTGGGAAGAGTGGTTAAAAGAAAAGGAGAAGCATGATGCCAAAAGAAAAGAAACAAACAGTTAACATTGATGGCACAGATTATGTAATAGATGAAATGACTGATACGCAAAGGTATATGCTTAATCAGGTTGTAAATCTAAGAGACAGAATAGCAAAAGCCAGAATGGAACTAGATCAAATACAAGTGGCTAGTTCAGGTTTCGCTAAAATGTTATCTGAATCAATGAAAGGTAACAACGATGAAAAGACGTAATGGTTTAAGTAAGTATGATGCCCCACTTAGAGTGCAATATGATTGGGGATATCAAGATTTTTTTAGTTGGGGTCATTCTATTGATGATTCTAAAAAGATAAAACCAAAGGTAGAGAGAAAGCTGCATCCTAATACGATGCAATTTCGTGAGTGGCAAAGAGGATGGGATGATGCCTATTATGCCAATCTAAAGAGAGTGCAACGCAATGAACAAGTTAGAGCAAGAAGCTAGAAACTGGATGAAGGATAAATATATGTATGGAATTACGGCTAAAGCGTATCAGATAGAAGCGTGTAAGACCGCTATCTTTCCAAAAGAAAAAGCCACAGAGTATTTGACTCTGGGCCTGACGGGAGAAGCAGGGGAAATTGCTAATAAAGTAAAGAAGTTTATA